TGATGGTGGAAGGCCTAGTGACGAATGAGTATGATGGGCTTAGGATTATCTTTAACTAATATGTGCTATGATAGGCTTGCGCCTATTGATACTAGTGAGCAATGTTGGGAGTTTGATGGAAGTGATGAATACATTTCAAAGGCTGCACATGACTCAGTCTTTAATCATTCTTCAGGAGGAAATTCTAAATTCTCAATAAGCTTTTGGATAAAAACTAGCACTACTAGTTACGATTGTTTAGTAGCTAGAAACAGTTATGGAAAAGGTTCTGGAGCTAGTTTAAAAAAAGATTGGGCTATAAATTTAGTAGGTTTTACTAATATTATAGTTGTAGATATTTATGATACAGTAGCAAGAGCAAATCTATCTAATGTTACAGATACAGTAACTTTAACTGATGGAAATTGGCATCATCTAGTAGTAACTTATGATGGAGAAGAGTCGACAGCTGCAGATAGATTGACTGTATATATTAATGGAGTTGAACAAAATAAAGCTAATCATCATGCAAGTAATCCTGCAGCGATAGATGCAGAAGAACCAGGATTTGTTATTGGAGCTTATTATGCAGACAATGCAACTTTACCTTATGAAGGAAAAACTGATGAAGTGTTTTACGTTAACAGATATGTACTTAGTCAAGCACAAGTTACTTGGCTTTATAGTAATGGGATAACTCATGATTTATCCTTATTTTTACCTGCAGAAACAAGGGCATATTATAAAATGGGAGATGGAGATGGAACAGGAAGTAATAATGTTTTAGATTCAGCGGGAACAAATCACTTAACAACCACTAATATGGAAAGTGGTGATATAAAAAATGATGCACCTTAAGGAGAACAGATGTATAATAATAAGACTTATATAATAGTAGACAGAGAATCTGTAACACAAGAAATGATAGACAATGCATTAGAAACATCTTTGCTTACTCTTAGAACTTCTATAGATTTCTCAAAAACTATTTTAAAATGGAATGGAGATACTCCTGATATTTTCAAGGGAATAAAAACTTATAGTCATAAAGAAATTTTAGAAGAACTAAAAAAAGATGAATGGACAGAAGAACCTTAAAATAGGAGTTGATGTATGCCAAGATTTGGAAAAAGATCAAAAGAAAGACTTGCAACTTGCGATAAAAGATTGCAGAAAGTTTTTAATGAAGTTATAAAACATGTAGATTGCTCTGTATTAGAAGGGCACAGAGACGAAAGGACTCAAAATAAGTACTATGACGAAGGAAAAACTAAAGTCCGTTACCCTAAAGGTAGGCATAATACTAAG